CTATTGGTTAGAAACTTTGTTGGTCTGCCCGCCTGTCACGGCGGTGCCTTCTGTGGTACTCGAAGCAGTAAAGCCCGTTTTCTGCGCAGAACCCAAGACACTTTTTTTATATTCCGCTTCCAGGTCTTCCACGGAAGGTTCACTGGCAGCGGTTTCCGCTTGTGCAGCAGCGGAAAACCTGGCCTTGAAGTGGTCCAGAACAGTTTTTCGGATGTCCGGGTCCAATTCAAAGTAAGCCTTCATTATCTCAATTTCAAGATCAGTGCCCTGGTGGTACCGGACAAACTGGTCAAGGCTGAATGTAGGCTGCTGTATGTACATAGGTTCCGTGCCGTACCGCACCCAGTCTTCACTCAAATTAAATGCAAGACATAGCGCCTTAATGGTAGGGTCTGTTACAGTTCCGCCGGGTCGTTCAAAAGTGCTGACGCTGGTTTGCTTCATGCCTAGTTTGTCGGCAAATTCCCGCTGACTCATCTGCACAATGCTTTTTCTGAAATCTTTGATACGTTCATTGATAGTCATTTTCTCACCTCGCCTTCCTCAATGTATATTTATGATAACGTAGTACGTTGGAAAAGTCAATAGAAATATCAAAATAAGTATTGACAAACAACGTAGACCGTTATAAAATGTAATCACAAACAACGTACTACATTGAGGAAATATCAATGGACGTTGACATGGGAAGCCAAACCCCCAAAATACGCACTGCGTCAAGAATGGCAGCGGGCGGACACGCTATAGGGTCCGTAGTCGGTCAACAGGTTTTCGGGCAGGCGGCTTTTAAGGTGAAAGCGGCAGCGGCAGTGCAGAAAGGATGGTGAAGCGGAAGTGGCAATACCAAAGAGATACACTGGGGAAATGCTTAAAGGTAAGAAAGCCCGGGTAGTAAGGACGTTTCGGAATGGAGCGGGAAACGTGGCCCATGCGGGCACAAGCGTGACAATCAAAAGCGTGGACGGGAAAGGTCTGACCGTCCAGACGGCGGAATGTCCCCTGTGCCATCAAAGCAGCTATTTTACCCTGGTGTCCAAGGAAGACTTGGAACTGATCATTGAAGCGCCCCCGGTGGTGCTGGATGAAACAGAGGTGGAGCAGGCGGGGGCGGAAACCCTGGCGGGCAAATTTCTGTATGGCATGGAGCGGGACCAGGAAACGGGCTGGGTAAAAATTTACCCCATGAACAGTGAAGGCAAGATCACCATTCATGGGGTAGAGGAAGCCAGAATGTTTATAGATCATCTGCTGGATTGTTTCCGATGATGGTATAAACCTTTCCGCTTCCCTGGGCGGGCAGGCGCTTCAAGCGGTTTTGCCGCATGTACATGGAAACGGCCTGCTTACATTCTACCTGGGTAAGGCGGCGGTAAGCATACACATACAGCGTAAACCCGCCAACCCTTACCGTGGTTACAACGTCCGGCCCGGGAATGAAGTCTGACATATTACACCCCCTTCCTACTGGACTAGCAGCCCGGCACGGCTGCTGGCTTTAGTATAGCAGAGGGATAGCGGAAAAGGAACAATCAATAAAAGATAACAGGAAAGGAAGTTGAAGCAAAATGCTGGAAACGTTTCAGAAAAAAGTTGAACAGGTGGCGGAAAGTTATGCAGACCTGGTGCTTTCAAAAATTAAAGACACCCAGACGGCGCAGAAAATGACGCCGGAAATCATGGGCCAGGTCAATGAAGGTATCAGAATGTTAAATCAGGTAGCCAACACACTGGAAAGAATAAACCGCATACAAGCGGAGCCGCCTGTATGCGGTGAGGCAAAGGACTAACATTTTTCCCAGCCGCTTAAATCGGTGGGACAGTCCAGGACGGTTCCGCCCAGCCGGTCCCACTCATAGCACCCGGTACAGTGCATATACACATTGTCGGCCTCTGCCTGGGGAGTGTTGCAGGCTTCCCAGCAAACGCCGTCATAATACATTCCGTAACGCCTTTCTGATGGAATGTATTTAATGTAAATCGTACCTATGGGACTATCATATTTCCACATAATAAACCCCCTTCCTACTGGATTGGCAGCCCGGCACGGCTGCTGGTTCCAGTATAGCAGAGGGAAAACAAATTTGAAATTAGGAGGTAGCCAAAATGATGAATAAGGAAAAGCAGATGGAAACCATTATGCCCCAGGACAGCAAGCAGGAGGCGGCAGAGGTCATGGACTTTCTGGGCACCCTGGACCATGGGGAGGAAAAAGAAATGCTGGCTTTCCTGCGTGGCGTACAGTTCGGAAAGCGCCTGGGCGTTGACGCCACCAGGGTGATGGCAGGTTAAGGAGGGCGGAAGATATGGGAGCAGTAGAAGTGCAGGGCACATTTAATGCCCAGGCGTTCTTCAACGCCCTGGCCGCCATTCTGTCAAAAAAGGAGCAGGTCAATATCACCGTTACCGTGACAGAGAAGGGCCAGCCCGCAGAACCTGTGCGGGCTGCCGGATAGGAGGACAGCGGAATGAGAGAAACAGCAAAAACAATGCTGGTCTTCCTCTGCACCGGAATAATTCTGATTGCTGCCATTGTAGCCAACTCCAAGTATGAAGAATGGAGGGCAGAAAAGGTGGCGGCAGAGGTATTGCGGCAGCAGGAGGCACAGACTCTGCCGGAAGGCACACAGGGGAGCGTCACTATTTACATGAATGACGGCACCGCCTGGGGCTACTACGGGGAAATTACTGTGACATATGACAGCGCAGGCTGTCCGGACGTCACCATGAAAAATGCCTGGCTGGTTGGTAGCACCCACCCGGACTTCCAGGTGGATGGGCTGAAAGGTGCAGAGGAATGAAGAAAAAAGCATGGAAGCCAAAACAAAAGCGGAGTGACACCCCAACACTGACGGGCACCCCGCCGCTGGGCTATCTGAATAGTTGCTATTGCCCAAAATGCGGAAGGCACCTGTTTTCGTACTATGACGCAGACATTTCGCCAGATCGGAAAGACGGGTATCATTTCCACATTGCCGAAAATTGGAACTATTGCAGTGAGTGCGGCACACTGCTGGACCTGGACGAATGGAAAGAGAGGCAGGAAACGGCGGCGGATGAAGAAATACAGTGGGAGGAATAGCAGAAATGAAAGTGGGACTGATTGACGTTGACGGTCATAATTACCCCAACCTGCCGCTGATGAAAATTTCCGCCTGGCACAAGTCCCAGGGTGATCATGTGGAATGGTATAGCCCCTTGCTTTCCGGCCATATGGACCGGGTTTATTTAAGCAAGGTGTTTTCCTTCACGCCGGACTATACGGACCCGATAGACGCAGACGAAGTGATCAGAGGCGGTTCCGGGTATTGCATAGAACTGGAAGGCGGGAAAGAGGTATACAGAGCGGAGCGGGACACCGCACTGCCGCCAGAGATTGAACATATTTACCCAGATTATGGGCTTTATCCAGAGAAAACCAAAAACACCGCATACGGTTTTCTGACAAGAGGCTGCCCCAGAGGGTGCGCCTTTTGCCATGTAGCGGCAAAGGAAGGGCGTTGCAGTGTGAAAGTGGCCGATCTGGCGGAATTTTGGATGGGACAGGAAAAGATTGTACTGCTCGACCCTAATATTTTGGCCTGCCGGGACTGGGAAGACCTGCTGGGGCAATTGATCAGTTCCAGGGCGCTGGTAGATTTTAACCAGGGACTGGACGTGAGGCTGGCAACCCCGGAAAAGATCGCCATGCTGAACCGCATACGCATGAAATACGTTCACTTGGCATGGGACAGGCCGGAAGAAAACCTGGAAAGCGATTTTGAAAGGTTTTCCCGCCTATATAGCAGAAAACACCCGGCAAACAAGGTGGTTTATGTGCTGGTCAATTTCAGCAGTACGCTTGACCAGGATTTTTACCGCATTTACACCCTGCGGCGGCTGAGTTTCGACCCGTTCATAATGATTTATGACAAAGAACACGCCGCCCCGATATACAAGAAAATACAGCGCTGGGTCAACTGCCGCCCGATCTGGCGGAATTGCCCACGATTTGAAGACTACAACGCAAGTACAAACAACGGGAGGAAGTGACCATGCGGGCGGTGCCGATGGAATTAAAAGAAGCACAGGAATACATACACAAATACCATAGGCACCACGAACCAGCGCACCGGGATAAATTCCGTATAGGTTGCGAAGATGGCGGGCAATTACTGGGCGTTGTACAGGTGGGAAGGCCAGTAAACAGGCACATGGATGACGGAAAAACATTAGAGGTTCTGCGTTTGTGTAGCCAGGGCGGCCAGAATGTATGCAGTTTTCTATATTCAAGGGCGGCCAGAATAGCCAAAGAAATGGGCTATGCAAAAATTATTACCTACATTCTGGAAAGTGAAAGCGGGACCAGCTTGAAAGCCAGTGGCTGGAAGCTGGAAGAAGAAGGCGTGGGCGGTGGTAGTTGGAACTGCCCTAGCAGACCCAGAGAACTGGAAGCAACACAACTTTCTTTATTCCCGGAAAAGAAGAAATATCCCACCGAAAAGAAACAAAGGTGGGTAAAAGATTTGAGTTAGGAGAAAAACATGCAGTCAAAACAGTGCAAGTGGTGCCATTGCTGGAACTGCCGCTGGTGCGGGACGGATAACTGCTACCATGACACCCAGAAACCGTGCTGGGATTGCAACGGGCACCGCCATGAACGAAAATGGGTACAGGATAAAATAGACCTTTGCCCAGGCTGGGAAAAAGCCCCGGCAATTATCATGGATATGCGTAGATAATGCAGAGAATGACACCCGCAAGGGTTCATATAAAAAATTTAATGGAGGGCTGAACAATGATTGTTAAGCAGCAGAAAATTATTAAGGATGAACAGGGATTGCCCAACTACATGACGGCATTTTACTGGACCGGGAGCAAAGATCCGGCGGAAGCGCCGCCCATGTTCGTGGTTTGTGGTGAGGTTGTGGATGTCATTCTGGTTTCACAGTTCTTCAACACGAACATTAACGGCACACCCTGTTCTTTGCCGTTCCGGGAGCCGTGGACCAGAATTTCCATGGATAAGGCGGCGGAAGCCTGCCGGAAGAAGGGTGCAGGCTGGCACCTTCTGACCAATGCAGAATACGCCTACCTGTTGAAAGAAAGCAGGGAACTGGGCACGGAGCCGCACGGAAACACGGCTGCTGGACAGGACTATGATCACCAGGAAGAAAAAGGCGTTACATATGACGGCTACAGGACATTAACAGGGCTTGACCCGGAAACATGGAGCCATGACCACACAGAAGGCGGCGTATATGGCTTAAAGGGCAATATCTGGGAAATAGTCCAGGGCCTGCGCCTTCACCATGGCACTGTGGAATATATCAAGAACAATGACGCAGCGGCGGCAGAAACGGACACCGGGGAGGATAGCGCCGCATGGCAGCAGGCACTGGCAGAAAACGGCAAGGCTGTGAGACTTTCCGCCAGCAACGGCGTAAAAATCACCACAGGAGCCGTGGAAGCAGACTGGAACGGCGCACATATGCGGGATGTGGAACTGGAAGGGCTGGACGAAGTACCGCAGATTTTGTTTGATCTGGAAATCCTGCCGCCGGACTGGAAAGAGCGCCAGGACGGAATTTATGTAGATAGCGAACTGAAAGAAGCCGTTCCGTTCCGTGGTTCGAGTTTCCACAACACTTCCGGCGGTGGGGCGTCCGCTGTCGGTTTGCACCACCCCCGTTCCCACGTCAGCACGTCCCTCGGCTTCCGTTCCGCTTTATATCTGAAATACAGCAAACCGACAACTGAATAACTGGTCGGGGCGTGGCAACGCCCCGCAGTAAACCAAAAGAAAAAGGTCTTGACCGTGCCGGGAAACACGGTCAAAACCTTTTGCCAACTGATATATACACTACATTTATATTGTACCATGTTGGCAGGCAAAATGCAAGCAAAATTCCGGGAAAGTGCCCCGGAAAGCGGGCTTGTATGGGGTATTAACATTCCTACCAAACCAGATATTTATATACCTGTCAATGGAGTACATAAAGATCGGGAGGGTGCCACCTTATGCCCTGGTTAGGATACCCCTGCCCCTGGTACAAGGGAAGGCGGGCAGACAATGTTCATACGGGAAAAGAAGGTGGACTGCCGGAACTACCGGGAAGTGGATGTTATACCCCGGACAGACAACGCAGAAAGGGCGGTCAAAGGAAAGAGAGGTAAAAGGCAGAAGGTCACAGAACCGAAGCAGAAAGACATAAACGATAAAAATGCAAGGCGGTATCTGGTGCAGTTGGGAAATGGGAATTTTGGCATAGGTGATCTTCATGTGACTTGCACCTATACGGATGACAACCTGCCGGATACAGAGGAAGAGGCGGAACGGATTGTGGGGAATTACCTGCGCCGGATTGCGTACCGCAGAAAAAAGCTGAACCTTCCGCCGCTGAAATACATTCTTGTCACAGAATACGGGTGCAGCAAGGACGGGGAGAAGATAACCAGAATACACCACCACATTATTATGAACGGTGGACAGAGCCGGGATGAGGTGGAAATGATGTGGACGGTGGAGCGTATCAACTGGCGGAAATATAACACAGAGCCGGAATATATGGACCAGGTGAAGAAACTGGGCTGGGTCAACGCAGACCGCTTGCAGTTGGACAAAAACGGCATTGAAGCCCTGTGCATGTATGTGACCAAAAACCCGCACGGGAAGAAACGCTGGTCTTCTTCCCGGAACCTGGAACGGCCAGTACAGCAGCCAAACGCAGACCATAAGTACAGCAAAAAGCAGGTGGAAACCCTGGCGCAGTCCAATGACCAGGGACGGGAATTTTTTGAAAAGCAGTTCCCGGATTATACGATCAGTGAGATTAAGCCGGAATATTACGAAGAAACCGGGTGGCACATTTATCTAAAAATGTGGAAAAAGCCAAAGAAGAAGGAAAAGGCGAAGCAAAAAGGGAGGAAGAAGAAACAATGACAGAAGGAAGCGCACCCCAGATCACCCTGGCGCAGTTGGTTGAACATATGATACCCAGTGACAGGTTGATCATAAAGGACGGGGCGGAAAATGTACTATACCGGGGGTATGTGGCAACCGTGGAACACCACAATATTGATATGACGCAGACTGTAAAGCGGTTCGGTCTGGCAACGGAGATTTTCCGCAAAGAGATAAGAACGCAGTTCACCAGCAACCAGAAGGAACTGCCCCAGGAAGTGCCTGTGGAAAGTATCAGTGATTATGGTTTTTCTGACCTGGAAATGCTGATCTATACCAGGGTGATTGTAAAAGGACAGTAAAGCATGGAAAAGGTAAAAATGAACAAAGAAGACCGGGAGAAGTTCGCCACAGGGATGAAAACCGCAAGCCCCATGGAACTACTGGAAGTAGCGGCTTTTATTGACGCCTTCAAAGAGAAAATGGACCCGGCAGACTTAAAATTCATGCACTCACACATGGGACGCAGGGCGGAACGGTTATTGCGGAACGTGGTTGAAAATTACAGTTTTGCTGACAAGCCGGAACGAAGGGAGGTTGAAGAAAGTGGAAGCAATAATTCTATCTTTGCATGAACGCTGGTGGCGGAAGATGGTTTCCGGGGAAAAGGTGCTGGAAATCAGAAAAACATATCCCAAAACATTACAGCCGCCTTTCCGGGTTCTGGTATATGTCACGGGCGGCGTGGGCGTATGCGGTGAATTTAATTGCACGGGTATTCACAAAATCAGAACACTGCCGGAACCGCAAAGATCGTGCGGACACGCTGGGCAGTATAACACCCAGAAGGCCAGTTGTCTGACGGAAGAACAACTAAAAGCATATGCAGGAGAGAGCGGGAAAGCCCTGTGGGGCTGGTCTGTGTCTTCTGCGAAGGAATACACCCGCCCCATACCGCTGGAACTGTACGGCATATTCAGACCGCCGCAGTCATGGCAGTATTTTAAGGGGCGGGAACCAGAAATGACCTGTGCGATTTGTGGAAAAGTTGTGGATAAAGTGGAGCCGTGCCCATATAACCGACAAGGGCGGCCAGTATGCGACAAGTGCTGTAAACACTGCCTGGAAACAGAACCGTTTCCGTGTACCGAAGGAGAAAAGAGGGCAAGGGAATGAATACAAAAACATTATTCAGTAGCAAAACAGACAAGTGGGCAACCCCACAGACGTTCTTTGATGAATTGAACCGGGAATTTGACTTCAACCTGGACCCTTGCGCCGATGAAACAAACCATAAATGCGAAAAATATTTCACGGAAGAAGAAAACGGGCTTTTGCAGGATTGGGGGGGGGGGGGGGTGCCGGGTATTCTGCAACCCACCATATGGCAGCAGTATAAAAGACTGGGTGGCTAAATGCTATCACGAAGGGCACAAGGAAGAAACTCTGGTGGTACTGCTGATACCAGCCAGGACAGACACCACCTATTTTCACGATTATATTGAACACCGGGCGGAAATCCGTTTCGTGCGTGGGCGTTTGAAGTTTGGTGATAGCAAAACGGGTGCCCCGTTCCCGTCAATGGTGGTAATCTTCCGGGGTCCCAAAATGTAAAGAAAGAGAGGAAACGAACATGGGAAAATATAGCCCAGAGGAAATGAAAAAAGCGTTTATTATGATCTTGGCGGCAGTAGAACGCCCAGGCATAACGGATTTACTGGGATGGCTGGAAACAACGGACTTCTACACCGCCCCGGCCAGCACAAAGTATCACGGAGCCTATAAAGGCGGCCTGCTGGAACATTCCTTGAACGTGTATGAACGGCTTTTGAAGCTGGCGGCGGGTTATGATCTGGACAGTATCGCCATTGTGGGACTTTTGCATGATTTGTGCAAGGCGGAATTTTACAAGGAGTCCACCAGAAATCAGAAGGATGAACAGGGCAAATGGCAGCAGGTTCCCTGCTATACCTTCAATGACCAGTTCCCGGCGGGGCATGGTGAAAAGTCCGTTATGCTGATCATGCGCTTTATAAGGCTGACTGATGAAGAAATAATGGCAATTAACTGGCATATGGGCGGTTTTGATATAAGGGCGCATGGATATGGGTTACAGGAAGCCTGGGGAAAATATCCGCTGGCGGTCATGGCCCACATAGCAGACCTGGAAGCCACCTGGCTGGATGAAACGGGGGTGAAGAAATGAACCCGAAGGCACGGACAAACCGAAGTTGGCAGGCCATGAGGAACAACGCCCAGGGACATTTCTTTGAAGGATACATAAACGCCGCCTGCGGCTATTACAGGGACAAAGGGGTGGCAATCGTGGAGAAAATCCCGGAGCCGTTCAAAACCACCAGCACAGGCCGGGACGGAACATTCACGGGGCGTTTTACAGCAAACGCCCAGCCGGACTTCATGGGGACCCTGCGGGGTGGCCGGGCGGTCTGTTTTGAAGCAAAGTACACCAGCACGGAAAAGATTTTGCAGTCTGTGATAACAAAGACACAGTGGGACAGCCTGGAACGTCACTGGGCAGCAGGAGCAAAAGCGGGCGTCTGCGTGGGAATAGGTGATGTTTTTGGTTTCGTCCCGTGGGGAGTGTGGCGGAATATGAAAAACCTGTATGGCCGCAAATATATGACGGCGGAAGACCTGGAAGCATACCGGGTGAAATTTAACGGCTGCTGCCTATTTCTGGACTATGTAAACAATATGGCAAGGGCAGAGGTTCAGAAACAGGTAGAACGGCAGGAAAATGAAATAAAACTGGAAACTATTCTGGGAAAAGAACTGGCAGACCATATTCTGGAAATCATCATGGAGCAGGACGAAGACAAGCAGGACGCCTTCCTGGAAACCACCATAGAAGCGGCAATGGCCGGGGCTGATTATTCACGGTGCCAGACCATGGATGACGTGGCGGACGTATACGCACGGTGGCTGATCGGGCGGTACTGTTAGAAAGGCGGAAGCAATATGGGACTGACTTTAGGAAGTTTATTTGACGGTATCGCAGGTTTTCCCCTAGCGGCGGCCAGACATGGCATAGAAACCATATGGACCAGTGAGATTGAAGCGAATTGCATTGACATTTCAGAAAGACACTTCCCGCAGGCCAAAAGGCTGGGAGATATAACAAAAATCAACGGGGCGGAAATTGACCCGGTGGATATTATCAGTTTCGGAAGCCCCTGCCAGGATTTAAGCGTGGCGGGGAAGCAGAAGGGACTGGACGGTGCCCGGTCTGGGCTATTCCTGGAAGCGGTACGAATTATACGGGAAATGAGGTTGAAAACGGATGGACAATACCCAAAATACATTATCTGGGAAAACGTGGCAGGGGCTTTTTCAAGCAATAAAGGAGAAGATTTTCGCCGGGTCCTGGAAGAAATCACAGAAAGTAATATTCCAATGCCTGCAAGTGGAAGATGGGCAGCAGCCGGAATGGTTGGAATTAAGGGAGCGGGGGGGGTCTTGCATAGTACAGCTTGGCGGCAACTTGACGCTCAATTTTGGGGAGTCCCCCAACGTAGAAAACGTATCTATCTTGTCCATGATTTTGGAAGTGGACGTGCCGGACAAATATTATTTGAGTGCGAAAGCCTGCTGGGGTATCATCCGGCGGGCGGAGGAACGGCAGAAGGAAATACCGCTGATCTTGAAAATAGCACTGCTGGAACGGATTGTGGAGGACTGGCAGAGGACGCAGGCGGCCAGTTGACGCTGGATTTTGGCAGAACGGCTGACAGGATTTACATAAACGCAAAGCAAAGCGTCACACTGATGGGCAGAGCGGGCGGCGGAGGCGGCAAAACAGGGCTTTACCTTCTGCCTGTATATACAATCATCGGGAATATTATAGGACGAACCGCAAAAAGCGGAGGGAACGACAAAGGGTTTGATACGGATATATCACCCACATTGACCACGGCAGACCGCCACGCCATTGCATACCCGGAAAACCTGGCAGCCTTCACACAAAGCGGATACGCAGAGTTCAAAGAAGGCGTGGGGACGCTGAAAAAGAGCCGCGGGGCAGCAGGCGGCGGAAGTGAAACCCTGGTGGTGCAAACGATAAAAAAGATCGCCCAGGCAGTCAAATACCGGGTTAGAAGGTTGACACCACTTGAATGTGAACGGCTGGACGGCTTCCCGGATGGGTGGACACAGTACGGAGCCAGCGGCAAAGAAATGTCTGATAACGCCCGATATATGGCACTTGGAAACAGTATTGCCGTTCCGTGCGCTGAACGGGTATTCATAGGAATTTGCAAAGCAGAGAGGCAGGGAGAAAATGAAAGCGATTGACCACACCATGAAAAGCGTTATCCCGGAATACGGGCACATTAAAAGAGCCATGCCGCCAGTTACACAGGGGCGGCAGCGGGAAAAGAAAACCCAGGGTAGCAGGAAGAAAAAAGAATATCTGCTGACAGAACGCAGCCAGAATGAAAATAAAGCAGTTCTGCGTAAGGGGGTAACTGTAAACCAGGCAGCCAGAAAACTGAACGCCTATGAAGCCACAGGGCTGACCCCGCAAGAGGTATTAAACCTTATGGAGCGGGAAAGAAACTTGACCCGGCGGGTGGAGAAGTTGGAAGGCTGGGAGTAGGAGGGAAGAGCGTGGGACCAGAACGGTGCTTACTGTGCGGGGCAATCATCCCGGAAGGTTCCCAGGTATGCCCGGTCTGTATGAGTGAATACGGCCCGGCGGAGCTGGAACCAGAACAGGAACTGCGGGACATAGCAGAGGTTTTGAAGATAACTGCAAACACAGACAGAAATATACAAAATTCAATGGAAGCCATTCTGCGGATAGCGGACCGGCTGGAAAGGAAAAAGAGAAATGCGGCAGCAGGAAAAGAAGTATAAGCCCAAAGTGGTGCGGGCAAGAATAAAAATTCCGGCCAGAGGGTGGCAGGAATACCGGGAAGAGTTGAAGGGGCAGGGGTTTACCGTAAATGACTTTAAAGCCATGCAGAAGGCTGATCAGTTTTTTAATGGGCTGGAACTGTATTTGTCAATGTGGAATTATGACAATCATTCTTCCTGGCACCTGTGGAACTGGGATAAGGAGCAGGACGAGCGGGTCAAATTGGCGCTGTATCATGCGGAGCAGTACCACCCGTTCCCTTCATACAAAAACGATTTTGAGGGCTTCTGTAAAGCCTGGGAGGCGGGAGAATATGACCCAGGCGCTTCATACACGTTCAGACTTGACCAGGTGGAAGTATTAGAGGTCTTACAGGAAGAGGAAAACAACATTGAGCCGGACACAGTAAAGAAGGCGGTAAGCCAGGCCAGAGAAGCCGGGTTCCAGAAACGCCGCCGGGAACGTGCCACGAAGAAAAAATACCGCTACAGAAAGAGAAGGTAAACGAATGGCGAAGAAAAAGAGAAAAAGGAAGCACAGGAGGCAGCAGGAGACACCACGGCAGGCCAGCAGGCAGCAGACCAACTGGATGACCTGGCAACTGGAATTACTCAATAAAATACAGCCGAAAGTGGCAGAGGCTGTGGAAAGGCGGAATAACAATGGCATTGATTGAAGCAATCTTGTGGGCGCTGAAAGTTCTGGACGGCGCTATCGTCATAGGCGTGGCGATGGGTATCATCATACTGGTACTGATCGTAGTGAGGGAAGCGGCCTGGGTAGTACGGACAGAGAACCGCAGAAAACATGAAAAGAAAGAGCAGGAGGAAAAGAGAGAATGAAAAAGGCGGGTTTTGTAGCGGTATCCCCTTTTGAGATCGGGGACCGTATCCAATGCGGAGAAAAACAGGCAGTGATCACAGATATTCTGGCGATACATAGCATTAAGACTGGCCGGGTTTCTTTCCAGTATGAATTTGATAACAGCGGAAAGTACCAGCAGATCAGCGGCCAGTTTCGGCGGGCAGGCAATCTTTTTATCCCGGTTGTGTAGTGTTACGGAAGTATAAACATTGCACAAATATACTTCCGTAACTTTGTGCATGGTGCCATATTGACTTTATACTTCCGTAAGTATATAATGAGGGCATAACAAAGAACAAAACACGGAGGAAATAAAAATGGAAATGATCAATAAAGAGGAAAGAAAAGCGGTAGTAAAGAGGCTGTACAGCCTGGCGTATTGGTTCACCAATGAAATGTTTAACGATGAAGAGAAGGGAGCCAGAAACAAGGCACGATTTGAAAAGGAGTGCAAAGAGAAGCCGGGCGAAGTAATTATGATGGTGGATTGTAGCGAGAACAACGCCAGAGTAATGAAAAGCTGTCTAAAAGAAACCAGGGACGCTATAAACTTCCTCAAAAACGCAGAATATGACGTAGAACTGTGGCAACTGGCAGGAATTAACGCCATGCTGGACCAGTGCAATACGGAAAATATCATACCGTTTGACCTTCCTTCCGCCATTAAAGGGCTTTTGTGTATGCACATTATTTGCGAAGAGCAGCCAGAGGAATAACCCCTGGCAGGAGGCGGGAAGCAAGATTGAAAGAAAACTTTATAAGCTGGGCTATCGGCACAACGGGCAGAAAGGTGGCAACACATGAACGAAAAGAAAATGCGGGTTTTATCGGTAATCAACTTAAAAGGCGGAGTGGCAAAGACCATTTCCAGTGTGGCTATTGCCTACATTCTGGCAGAGGTTTACAGCTTCCGTGTCCTGCTGGTAGACAATGACAAACAGGGGGACGCTTCCAGGGGATTGAACCGCAGGAGCGAAGACCGCAAAGGCATTGAAGAAATTATGACCGCCCGGCGGCCAGACATGAAACACCTGGTACAGCACACGGACTTCCAGAACCTGGATATTATCACGGCGAACATGAAGTTATTAAAAGCCAACCTGGAAGTGCTGCTGGACCAGTCAAGACCACAGCAGACCAGGCTGGAAAAAGCGCTGGCAGCAGTAGCGGGTCAATATGACTTTTGCGTGATTGACAATGCCCCGGATATTAACATATCCACCATTAACGCCCTGGTGGCCAGTGATGACGTGATCGTCCCCCTGGAAGTGGATGACAACACCACGGAAGGGCTGGCAGAACTGGTGGAGCAGATCGAAAGCACCAGGGAAGACCTAAACCCCGGCTTGACGTTCAGAGGCTGCTTTATTACAAAATATGACGGGCGGAATGAAGCACACGCCCAGGGGGCAGAAAAATTGAAAAATGATGGGAAATACCCCATTTTCAATACAAAAATAAGAACGTCAAAAAAGGTCAGTGAAAGCACCTTTGCACGGCTTCCTATTTTTCTGTATTCCCGCAGGTCCGCAGCTTCCATGGACTATTTACTGCTGGTCAAAGAATACCTGGAAATGCTGGGAATGTGACCGAATTGGACACATGAAGGGAGGAAAAGAAGATGGCAAAATTTGATTTACACCAGTTATTAAATGAACGGTCAAAGGCGGCAGCAGTTGAGCGTACCCAGGAGCCACACCCGGCGGAAAGCATGGAGCAGTTGACCCTGGACGTTTACGATCTTATCCCGTCAAAGGAAAATTTCTACAGCGTGGAATATATTAACGATCTGAAACAGTCCATTTCCCTGGTGGGCGTGTTACAGCCTCTTCTGGTAAAGCGTGACGGTGATAAATACCGCATTAAGGCGGGGCACCGCCGCCGCCTGGCCTGCATGGCGCTGGCGGATGAAGGCCAGGAAAAGTTCCGTTTCGTCCCGTGTGTTATCCGGCAGGAGGCGGAGGAAGAGAAAACCGGGAATGTAAATACTATCCTGGACCGTTTGACGCTGATCTTTGCTAACGGCTTCCGGGAAAAGACAGACTGGGAGAAGATGGAAGAAGCGTTGCAAACGGAAGCGCTGGTGCTGGAACTACGGAAAGAAATAAGCCTGGAAGGGCGCACCCGTTCCATACTGGCGGAGTTTACAGGCATTAAAGAAGCACAACTGGGGAGGTATAAGGCAATCAAGAATAACCTTTGCCCCCAGCTTATGGCGGAATTTAAGGCAAACAATATAAACATTTCAACGGTTTATGAATTATCTGGTTTATCATCCGAATACCAGCAAAGAGCCTGTGAAATGTACATGGAAAACGGTATTCTGTCAATCAGTGACGCAAAGACGCTGAAAAAACAGGAAGAGGCCGCCCAGCAGATACCGGGACAGATGGAATGGCCGGAAAGGGAAACGCCTGCCCGGCAGCAGGAAGAAACGGAAGAAGAGGAATACCAGGAAGAAGAGGAAACAGAGCAGGAAGAGGTGGAAGAAACTGCCCAGGAAGCCCAGGAACGCCCCCAGGAGCGGGAAAAAGAGGTAAGGGAAGACGATAACACCCAGGAGGCAGAAAACCGCCAGGAAACGCCCCAGGAGCAGCCACAGGTGGTATATGTGGAGCGCCAGACAGAAAAACAGCACGGGTGCGCTTTCTGCCACCCGCAGCACCACCGGGAAGTCAGCACGGCGGAAGGCGGTTTTCTGCTGGCGTATGAGCCGGAAGGCCACACGGTACAGGTGATAAACAAAGAAACCGGGATTGTGGAAAGCATTGTATTTCACTGCTGCCCGATGTGCGGCAGAAAACTGGTATAAGGGGGAACGGATATGGTACAGGTAAATTTGGATAATTTCAGCGTGAAGCAGATTGCCCAGTCCGGGCAATGCTTCCGCATGAATGAAATCAAACCGGGAGTTTTCCAGGTGATTGCATACGGAAAGCGCCTGGTTGTGGAGCAGGAAGGGCAGCGAGTAACATTTCACTGCGAAGAGAAGGAATATAAGGACCTGTGGCGGCGGTATTTTGACCTGGAAACCAATTACCGCTATTACATAGACCATATAGACCCGGAAGACCCGTATTTGACCGCAGCGGTAAAGGTTGGCGGCGGAATACGGATTTTGCGGCAAGAATTGTGGGAAACAATGGTCAACTTCATTATTTCCCAGAATAACAGCATACCACGGATACAAAAGAGCATTGAAACCTTGTGTTTATTCTGCGGAAAAGGCCATGAAGAGGCTGACGGGGTATGGTATGAATTTCCACGCCCGGAAGCGTTACTGGTGGAAGAAGACCTGGCCTCGGCAAAATTGGGGTATAGGGCAAAATATATCACCGAACTGGCAAAGAATGTTACGGACGGCGTGATCAGCCTGGAAGCCCTGGCCGCCATGGAGCAGGAAGAGGCCGGGAACTATCTGAAAAGCATTTACGGAGTAGGCGCAAAGGTTGCGGATTGTATTCAACTTTTCAGTCTTCACCAGTTGGACAGTTTCCCTATTGACACATGGATAAAGCAGATCATAAGCGCCAAATATGGCGGAAAGTTTCCCGTTGAAATGTACAGCGGGTTTGCGGGGGTTATTCAGCAGTATATTTTCTATTACGCCCGGCAAAGGGCAGAAAAGAAGGCGTAACCGCTGGGGGCGGCAGTTACGCTGGCATGACTTCAAAGACAGTCCGCCGTAAATTGAAAAGACGGAGGAAATAGCATGGCAACTATGAAAAAAAGCAAAGTGGTGGAAATATTGACCTTCTACCGAAACATTGACGGGGAAATCCGGCTGTACAAGTCCACGGTGGCGGACCTGGAAGCCTATTACGAACCGTTAAGCGCACAGCCGCTGGACGGTATGCCGAGGGGAAAAAACAGCGTATCACAACCAACTGAAACCATAGCATTGAATTTGCCGGACAACCTGCGGGAAGATATAGAATTTTATAATTCTAAAATCAGTGCCCTGTATAAACTGAAAACAGAAATTCTGAAAGAGGTTTCCGGGTTGGAACTGAAATTCAAGTGCATAATTACAGACTATTATTTGCATGGTTTGAAATGGGAGCAGGTTTCGGTACGGAACCATTATTCTGAACGGCAGTGTAAAAATATCAGAAACACAGCCGTTGAAACGCTGGCGGCCAGGTTTGAAAACAACCCGGCTATTGCGGATTTTAAGATCACAGCATAAAGATTGCCCGCTATTGCCCGTTTTTTCTGATATAATGGCAAGTGAAACAAAGGTGGAAAGCCTTTGAAGTCAGCCCCCCAAGAAATGACAGGCTTTTGAATTTATTTTCACAGCCTGTCATTTTTTATTATTTCCGCAGAAATGGGGGTATTGAAAGAATGAAAACAAACGAAAGGCGGTGAAGCCATGGGAAGACCACGGAACCCAAAACGGGATGAAGCAAAGAAAAAGTACCTGGATGGTGGCGGCCAGATCAGCACCAAGGAACTGGCGGCGGCAGCAGGTGTGCCGGAAAGCCGCATAAGGAAATGGAAATCAGAAGACCGATGGGATGAAGCCCTAAAGAGCATACCCAAAAAGAGAGGGGGACAACCTGGCAATAAAAACGCCGCCGGAAAAACCCCTGCAAAAAATGGCAATAAAAATGCTGTCACGCATGGGGCTTTTGCACAAGCAGGAATTGAAGATATACCAGAGGACCAGGCGGCGGCTATTATGAGCATGAAGCCTGGTGAAACCATGTTACGAATGAATGAGGAATTGCAGGGGCTTCTGGTACGCAAGGCGTATTTGACTGGATTATTAAGCCAGTATACAGACCCAGAGAAGCAGGGGGAATATTATACGGACAAGATAGTCCATATGATAGTCCCTATGACTGCGGAGGATAAAGCCCAGGCAGAGGGCATGGGGCTGGACATGGGGCAGGCAGCAGACCCAGAGGGCGGCACAGAGAGCATGAAAACGGCCATGAAGACAGTCATTAAAGCAAGCCCTTTTGACCGTGCCATGAAGGTGGAAACAGAACTAAACAAACTGAATGGGCGTATCATTAAACTGTTGGACAGCATGAGAGCGCAGGAGATGGAAACCCAGCGCATAGAGTTGGAAAAACTTAAATACAACCTGGCGAAGCAGAAGGCCCTGGGTGAGTTCGATGTTGACCCAGAAGAGGGAGAGGGCGAAGAGTAGGCAGCACCCGGCGGGATTGCGGGTAGGTTCTTTCGGCGCCCGGCGGGACTGCGGGTACAGAGACGCCCAGGCCCTGCCTATCTACAATTCAAAAAAAATCGCTTCCGGGAAAGGCGGTGAAAAAATAAAGGGGGTGTGCAAAAAAATGAAGCTATACACAGCCGCCGTGGTTGCAAAGTGGCTTGACATATCGGAAAGAAGGGTGCGGCAGTTGCGTGATGAAAAGGTCCTGGAAGAAGCCAGACCGGGGCTGTACAGCTTAAAAGATTGCATACACCGTTATATTGAGTATCTGCGTAAAGACGGAACGGAGGACGCCGCCGTGGACTATAACCAGGAGCGGGCAAAGCTGGTGCGGACGAAGAGAGAACGCCAGGAACTGGAATTGCAACTGGAACGCCGGGAAGCCCTGGCCGCCAGTGAGGTGGAAGAAGTTATGACCGATATGCTTTTACGCTTCCGCCAAAGGGTGCGGGCTATCCCGGTAAAATTAAGTCCGACTCTGGCAACGGAAACGGACCAGACGGAAATATTCCTGGCACTGAAACGGGCAACAGATGAAGCCCTGGAAGAGTTAGCAGACTTTGACAGTGCATTTTCAACACAGGAAGGACAGGAGGGGACAGACGATGGAACAATACGCCAAGACGATATATAGGCGGATTTTTTCAAAACTGAAACCACCGCCGGAAATGAAAATGTCTGACTGGGCGGACCAGTACAGAAGACTTTCCCAGGGCGCTTCCGCAGAACCGGGGCGCTGGCGCACGGAAAAAGTGCCGCACCAAAAAGAAATCATGGACACTATCGCAGACGTAAAAGTCAAAAAAGTGGTAGTCATGTCTTCTGCCCAGATCGGAAAGACGGAAGGTGCTGTGCTGAATACAATCGGTTACTATATGCACTATGACCCGGCCCCGGTACTGATCATGCAGCCTACAATCCAGATGGCAGAAGCATTTTCAAAGGACCGTCTTTCAAAAATGTTGCAAGATACCCCGGTACTGTCCGGCCTGGTAAATGACAAGGGGCGGAACACTGGAAACACTATACTGCAAAAAATCTTTCCGGGCGGCCATATTACTATGGTAGGAGCGAACAGCCCTTCTTCTCTGGCTTCCCGTCCCATCCAGATACTGCTGGCGGATGAGGTGGACAGATACCCGGCCACCGCAGGAAAAGAGGGGGACCCGCTTTTTCTGGCGTCTGAACGTCTGACTACATTTTGGAATAGCAAGGAAGTGTATGTGTCAACGCCGACAATTAAAGACGCTTCCCGGATTGAAATTGAATACCAGCACAGTTCACAGGGGGAATGGAACGTGCCGTGCCCAGAGTGCGGAGAGTTGCAACCCCTGGAATGGTCCGGCGTGGTGTTTGACCGGGACAATTTGGATAGTATCCAGTATGCCTGTGCAAAATGTGGGTGCATATCGCCGGAAGCGGCATGGAAAAAGCATTTCAAGGAAGGACGGTACATACACGCAGACCCGGAAAACCCGGTAAAAGGGTTCCACCTTAATGCCCTGGGGTCTACACTGGCCCAGTGGAAAGACATTGCGGAAAAGTTCATCCTGGCAAACGAAGAAAAGAAAAAAGGTAATATAGAACCATTGAAGTCATGGACCAATACAAAAATGGGTCAAACCTGGGAAGAAGAAGGAACCCAGGTGGATGACGAAGAACTTTTGAAACGCCGGGAGCGGTACAACTGCGAAGTTCCGCCGGAAGTGCTGTATTTAACTGCCGGAGTGGATACCCAGGATGACCGTTTTGAAATTGAAGTAGTGGGCTGGGGCGCAGAATATGAAAGCTGGGGCATACAGTATTCTGTCCTGTACGGAGATACAAGCAACCTACAGCACCAGGTATGGGCTGATCTGGACGCATTTCTGGCGCAGACTTTCCAGAAGCCGGACGGCACCCGCATGAAAATTATTTGTACCTGCGTGGACAGCGGCGGCCACCGCACAAACCAGGTATACAAGTTTTGTAAAGCCCGATTCAACCGCCGGATTTTTGCTATAAAGGGAAGTAATGACAGCGCAGCGGCATATATCCAAAAACCTACGAAAAGCAACCGTGAACAGGCGTATTTGTTTACCCTGGGCGTAGACACAGGAAAAAGCCTTCTGTTACAGCGCCTACAGGTGGAGGAAGAGGGACCGGGATATTGTCATTTTCCGAAGGAAGAAAACAAGGGATACGGTGAAAGTTATTTCATAGGCTTAACCGCAGAAAAACAGGTGCTGGTCTACAAAAAAGGCCGCCCGTTTTTTGAGTGGCGTATAAAAGACGCCGCCCACAAGAGAAATGAAGCCCTGGACTGCCGGAACTATGCTTCCGCAGCCATAGAAATTTCCGGGGTTCCGCTAAAGAAACCAGACACACCGCAAAAAACAACACCGCCCCCGAAAAAGAAAAGGGGCAGAAGAACGAATGGAGGTATTTTATAATGGCAGGAATTACATTAAAGACGGCAAAAACCCACCTTGACGCATGGCTTGACGCAGAACTGGCCTGCACCACAAACCAGTCATACACAATCGGCAGCAGGACACTGACACGGGCGGACCTGGCAGAAATCCGGGAAACTATCCGATATTGGCAGGGAATGGTCACAAAGTTGGAAAGCCAGGAAAAATACGGCAGTAGGAACGCAGTCCGCAGGGTTGTGCCCCGTGATCTGTAAAGATTGCCCGCCATTGCCTGTTTTTCCGTGGTAAAATAGTACCGTCAAAATAGGTTAAGAGGAAAAGCACCCGTAAAAAGGTGCTTTTTTCATGCCCTGGGAGGTGAGAAAATGGGCATTTTGGGGAAGACGCTTGACAATATCATTACTTCAATAGACCCGGAAAAGGGGCTGAAAAGAATGGCCGCAAGACAGAAAATGGATATTCTGAACAGCGGATATGGAAATTATGGTGCCAGTAGCTATAAAAAATCTCTGGCCGGATGGCTGTATAGCGGCGGGTCATCCCGTGAGGATATAGAAGACAATCTAAATGTATTGCGGCAGCGGTCCCGTGACCTGTACATGGGCGTACCGCTGGCAACAGGGGCAATTAAAACCATGCGAACCAATGTAGTGGGGCGTGGGTTGAGATTAAAGCCAACGATTGACCGGGAAGTCCTGGGGATTGAAGCAGAGGACGCACACGCCCTGGAAAGGCAGATCGAAAGAGAATGGGCACTGTGGGCAGATAGTCCAGACTGTGACGCTGCCCGCCTGGATAATTTCTATGAGTTGCAGCAGTTGGCTTTCTTGTCCTGGCTTATGTCCGGGGACTGCCTGGTCTTAATGCCGATGAAACCCAGGAAAAACCAACCGTATGATCTGCGGGTCCGGCTGATCGAAGCAGACCGACTTTCCAGCCCCGGCGGATATGACACTATTGACGATCATATCATAGGCGGCGTGGAAACAGACAGCACAGGGGAAGTGGTTGCGTATCACTTTTCAAAGCACCACCCGCTTTCATATAGCGGAACGGACATGGAATGGGTGCGGGTGCCCGCATACGGAGAAAAAACCGGGCGGCGTAACGTCATCCATATTATGGCACGGGAACGCATAGACCAGCGCCGGGGAGTTCCTTTCCTTGCCCCAGTAATTGAAGCGCTGAAACAGTTGGGGCGTTATACGGACGCAGAACTTGTGGCGGCAGTGGTAAGCGGCATGTTTACCGTATTTATTGAAAAAGAGTCCCCGGAAGATGGGCCGCCGATTGGTTCCAGCATACCAGAGGAAATGCAGGTGGACGCAGAGGACGAAACCACCATAGAACTGGCACCGGGTGCAGTAATCGACCTAAACGAAGGCGAGAAAGCAAACGCAACCAGCCCAGGAAGGCCAAACGCTAATTTTTCGGGGTTTGTGGAAGCGATTTGCCGCCAGATCGGTGCCGCCCTGGAAATTCCATACGAACTGCTTTTGAAGACCTTTACAGCCAGCTATTCCGCCAGCCGTGGAGCGCTGGAAGAGGCGTGGAAAATGTTCAAAATGTACCGCACATGGTTGGCAACGGATTTTTGCCAGGTAATCTATGAAGAGTGGCTGGCAGAGGCTGTGGCAAAGGGGCGTATTTCCGCACCAGGGTTTTTTACAGACCCGCTGTACAGGAAAGCGTACAGCAAAGCAGAGTGGAACGGCCCGGCCAGGGGAATTTTGAACCCGGCACAGGAAGTAAGCGCCGCAGAAAAACGGGTGCAGAATGGATTTTCCACCAGACAGTCTGAAACCATGGAAATGACAGGTTCGGACTTCTACGCAAACGTAGAGCAGTTAAAGCAAGAGGAAAGCAAGCTAAAGGAGGTAAAGAACATTGCCAGCACAGAGCAGACCACAGCCCCGGCAGCAGGGGCAGAACCCGCTGGGGGTAACGGAAAATAAATTCTGGAATTTCATTCCGGGAACCGATACAAAACCCCCAGAACTTCTTCTGTATGGTCCTATATCCAGTCAGAAGAGTTGGTGGCAGGACACTGTAACCCCGGCACAATTCAACCAGGAATTGACCGCCCTGGGCGCAGTGGATGAAATCATAGTACGCATTAACTCTGGCGGCGGTGACGTGTTCGCCGCAAACGCCATTTACACCCGCCTGCGGGATATGGACGCTAAAGTCACTGTGAAAATTGACGGATGGGCGGCCAGCGCAGCCACAATTATTGCCATGGCCGGGGATGTTATCAAAATTGCCAGAAATGGCGTTTTTATGGTCCATGATCCTGCCATGACGGTATATGACACCTACAGAGCGGAAGATTTTGAAAAAATGGCCCAGGAATTACGGGTGATCAAACAGTCCATTATGAACACCTACGCCATGAAAACCGGGAAAAAGCCGGAAGACATTGCCGATATTATGACGGCAGAAACATGGTGGACAGGTGATGACGCTGTAAAAAACGGCTTTTGTGATGAGCTTATGTTTGAAGAGGCACAGACGGTTATTGAAAACGCCAACAAGGTGGTGGTCAATTCCGTGCCGATGGACTTAACAGGGTTTCACACCCTGCCGGAAAAGTTGTTAAACGGTCCGCACAATCCGGGCGGTTTACAAAATAAAAACAAGCAAAAAGGAGGAACACAGATGGAACCGAAAGACACCATTAAAACCGTTTCTGACCTGGAAGCTGCCTACCCGGATTTGGTAAGCCAGATTAGAAACAGCGCCACAGAAAACGAGCGCAGCAGAATTAAAGCCATTATGGACAGCGCCCCCAAGGGATTTGAAAAGATCGTGGAAGACGCCATGTTTACCAACCCGGTGGACGCAGGCCAGGCGGCACTGAATATTATTAAGGCACAGAAGCAGGCCGGGAGCCAGTACCAGGCAGGCGCAGCGGCAGACGCCCAGGCGTCTGGAATTGACGATGTGCAGCCGGGCGGAACCCAGACTGGCGGCGGTGATGACGGAAAGAGCGTCTTTGATCGTGCCATTGAAGAAGTGCTGTAAGAAGGGAGGAAAAAAACGTGGCAAACCTGGTTGAAAAGAGAGAATTTACGCCCAAGAAATTTTACGCCGGAGAATTTCCCGTGGTAACAGATACGGGAACCGCAGGCAAGGAAATTGCCCAGTATGACATGATCATGTCGGTAACTGACAGCACCAGCGGCGCTGTAACGCTGGAACCTGCGACCACCGCAGGTATCGCCAATGTGGTGGGAATTGCAGTAAACGCAGCGAAAGCAGAAGAACCCGTGGTATACATTATGACCGGGGAAGTATTTGCAGACGCCGTGAACATCGGTGCCGTTGACGCAGCAGCAGCAAAGGCAGCGCTTAGAAAGCTGTCTATCTTTTTGAAGTAAGGAAAAGGAGGAATAGAAAATGCCTAACACTGTAAGCATTTATGAACCCAGAACGATGATGGGCGTTATCAGAAAAATGCCGCCTGTTCATACGTTCTTCAGAAGCACCTTTTTTTCTCACGAAAAAACTTTCGTGACGGAAAAAGTGGACGTTGACTATAAGAAAGGCGCACGGAAGATGGCCCCCTTTGTTAGCCGCATGATCGGCGGGAAAATCGTACCGAACACAGGCTATCAGACGCAGACCTACACCCCGCCCCTGGTAGCGCCGGACAAGGTGACTACCATTGATGATATTTTGAGCCGCCAGCCTGGTGAAACCCTGTATTCTGAACGCACCCCGGCACAGCGGGCAGTCATTAAAATGCGGGATGACTTCACGGAACTGCGGGAAATGATTACACGCAGGGAAGAGTGGATGTGCGCCCAGATCATGCTGACTGGCAAGGTCATTGTCCTGGGTGAAGGCGTTTCGGACGTCCTGGATTTTGGTTTCACCAATATGGTGGATTTATCCAAGGACGCCAAGAAAAAATGGAAAGGCGGCACTGCCCAGACCAAGTATGAAGACTTGAAACAGTGGCATGAAAAAGTACAGCAGACGGGCTTCACCAACTGCAATGTGTGCATTATGGCTTCTGATGTGGCAACGGAGTTTATCAAGGATGAAAGTATCCAGAAAATGCTGGATACGAAAAATTATAATCTGGCCGTGATCAAGCCTACCCAGAAGGAAAATAATGTCACCTATATGGGAACTATCCATGAACTGGGCCTGGACCTGTACAAGTACAATGAATGGTATGTGGATGACTGGACAGACCCGGAAAACCCCGTAGAACTGCCCATGGTTCCTTCTAGCACCTTGCTGATGGCAAGCACGGGGGCACAGTATTCCATGTATTACGGCGCCATTACCATGTTGGACCAGAAAAGCGGTCTTTTCCAGACTGTGGAAGGAAAGTACGTCCCGGATACGTTTACCAAGAAACGCCCGGACCGCCGTTTCCTGTCTTTGCAGAGCGCACCACTTCCCGTTCCGCATGAGGTTGACAGTTGGCTGGTGGCAAAGGTGTTTTAATGGACTTCAAGGCCCAGTGTGACGCTGATATGGCGGTATTCCACAACGCCGCCGAATTTGCCACGGTTACGGGCTTTTATTATGACAGGGAGTGGAAGGAAGCCCCCGCCGTGCTGGACCATGAAGCCGCAGTGGAGCGGCAACGCAAAAGCGGTGATAATGCCCCAGGCGTTTCAGAAATCGCCGCCCTGGTATATGTGGCCCACAAAGACCTGGGATTTATCCCGGAAAGAAACCATGAATTTGCTGTAAAGGTTGCAGGAGTAATGCAGGAATACAACATTGAAAAGGTGGATTATGAAGACGGGGAAATCATCATGGAACTGGGGGCGTATGTTGAATGAGTGGTATAGGGATTGAAATTAGTTCGGAAACCATGGAACGGGTACAGGCGCTCCTGGCAAACATTCCGAAAGGAGCGGAAAGGGCGTATTCAAACGCTATAAACAGGGGGCTTTCCCGTGTGAAGTCTGCGGCCTGGCGGAATGTGAAGCAGGTATACACTGTACAAAGTAGCGCACTAAAAGACGCAACCAATACCAGCATAGAGAAAGCCAGCACGGGAAACCTTGCTGGCTTTGTACGTTTTGCTGGCTATAAAATCCCGTTGTACAAATTCAAGGTATCACCCAAACAACCAGGCAACAAAAAGCTGGTTCATGCCGCCGTAAAAAAGGGCGGCGGTGCCGTCTTTGAAAGCGCCTTTATTGCGGCCATGAAAAATGGTCATACTGGTGTATTTGAAAGAACCGGAGAACAGGGCATACAGAAACGACTTGCAAAGACAAAAACCAAAGGCGGAACACAGCATACGGAAAAGGTAAGTGAACTTATGGGACTTTCTGCCGCCCAGATGGTGGGGGAAGAAACCGTATCCACGCAGGTACAGGAAGAAGCGCAGAAGCTGGTAAATGAACGCCTGGAACATGAGATAGACAGGTTATTGAACGGTTACGGAGGTTAAGGGATGACACCCATTGTTTTACTGGATAACCTGGCCGAATTTGTGAAAGAACAGACGGCAAATATTATTTTACAGGTTCGCACAGAACCGGGAGCCGATAAAAAGGAACGGGCGGCGGAGGTCCACAAAATGCGGCTTCCCAAAAAGGAAGACAGCACACGCCGTATTCCGTACATACTTTTACAGATTTTGACCGGGAAAGACGGAATGAATGATCGTGGGCAGCAGGAAAGCACCTGCCAGATCAGAATAGTTGTGGGAACGTATTCAGAGGATGAAGACGTGGGCAGTTATGACGTTCTCAATATTATCATGCGGTTACGCACGGAATTACAGAGAAGCAGAATACTGGCCGAACAATTTGTTTTGCAGGACCCGCTGGAATATATCATATACCCGGATGACTACCACCCGTATTATTTTGGGGAAATGATAACTAACTGGTCACTGCCGGAAATTAAACAGGAGGTAGAACAGATATGGCTGTAAAGAACGCAGAAAAGGCGCAGCAGGCAGCAGAAACCGCAGAGGTAAAGAATACCACCCAGGCGGCAGAAAAGGCCCAGGAAGCGCCCCAGGAAGCCCAGGAGCAGGTGACGCTAGTATATGTTGGCCCGTCACTGCCTAAAGGGCGGCTGAAACAGAACAGCATTTTTGTTGGCACCAGGCAGGAGATTGAAAAAGAACTGGAAACAGTCCTGGAAAGTTTCCCGCTGGTTAAAAATATGCTGGTTCCTGTGTCAAAGTTGGCAGAGGCAAAAAACAAGGTGAAGAGCAGCGGCAGCGTACTGCATAAATACTATGCGGATATGGTTTCTCTGATCAGTGCCGCAGTAAATAAAGAGGAAATGGAGGACTAAAACATGGCAGTAACGCATGGAATGAACACAAGTAAGAAAGCCACCAGCGTTTCCACGCCCGTGACCGTTGCGTCTGGCGTCCATTTTGCTGTGGGCGCTGCGCCTGTGCAGATGGTAGGCGGGAAAATCAATGAAGTGATCATGCTGAACAGCTATGAAGAGGCTGTGCGGCTGTTGGGATATTCCGATGACTGGGAAAAGTATGATCTTTGCATGGAAATGTATACCGCTTTTGTGCTGTACAAGATCGCCCCGGTATTTATGGTCAATGTGCTGGACCCGGCGAAACACAAAGTAGAAAACAAGAGCGCAAGTTATACCCCGGTAGACAACCAGGTGACACTGCCGCTTGACGTGATCGCAGACACAGTGGAAGTGACAGGCAAGACCAAGGGAACCGATTATGAGGTATTTTATACAGACGCAGCGTGCGTGGTGGAATTTACCGAAGACACCACGGCAGCGGTAACAATCACCAGCAGTTCCGTTGACCCGTCACAGGTCACAAAGGCTGATGTGATTGGCGGCTATAGCGTGGCGAACCACAAGACCACAGGGCTGGAACTGATTGACAGTGTATTCCCTAAATACACCATAGCCCCGGATTTGATTTTGTGTCCGAATTGGTCACATGACCCGGAGGTGGCAGCAGTCATGGCAGCCAAAGGGGAAAATATTAACGGAGTTTTTGAGGCTGACGCAGTGATTGACCTGGCAAGCGCAGACAACGGCGGCGCAACCTATTATACGGAGGTTCCGGCGCTGAAAAAGAAGAACAATATCAGCGGCGTAAACCAATTGGCCTGCTGGCCCAAAGTAAAACTGGGTGATCGTGTATTTAACTATGCCGTACAGTTGGCTGGTTCCATTTCTGCTACAGATAATAATGATGATCTGGGCGGCGGAACGCCATGTGAAAGCGCTTCAAACAAGACCTTGCAGGCTGACAGCATGGTTCTGGCAAGCGGCGAAGAAGTAACCCTGGACGTACAGAAGGCCAATTATCTGAATGATAATGGCATTATTACTGCATTAAACTTTTATGGCGGTTTTGTATCCTGGGGCAATTACACGGCAGCTTTCCCGGCCACCACGGACCCTGTAGACTACTTCTATTGCATTAACCGCATGTTTAAGTGGGTAGCCAAAACTGTGGTTCTGTCCTATTGGAATTACATTGACCGCCGCCTTACCCGCCGCCTTTTGGACGCTATTTTGCAGGGAGTCAATAACTGGCTGAACAGCTTAACGGCAGAAGAAAAAATTCTGGGCGGCAGAGTGGAAATGCTGGAAAGTGAAAATAGCCTTACTGCCCTTATGGCGGGACGTGTGAAGTTCCACATTTATATCACGCCGCCTTCCCCGTTACAGCAGATGGACTGGGTTGTGGAATACGATATTTCCTATCTTTCCGCCGCCCTGGCAGCATAATGAAAGGAGGAAAAGACCATGCCTAAATCTGATCAGTTGGTCACAAACTTTGCGATCTATGAAGACGCTGTGGAGTATCTGGGAACTGGTGAAGTTGAGTTCCCGGAAATCGCATTTCTGGCCGAAGAAATCAAGGGCGCTGGAATTGCCGGAAACATTGAGGCTATTGTGATCGGCCACCTGGAAGCCATGACCGCAACATTTAACTTCAATACTGTTACGGACGCAGCAATCAAGCTGACGGAACCCCGTATTCACAATATTGACTGCCGGGTTGCCCAGCAGGTGCATGACACCCGGACGGGCAAAACCACCCAGGAAGCAGTTAAACATATCCTGCGGACCATGCCGAAAAAGTTTGCCCCTGGCAAAGCGGCGGTGGCGTCCCCGGCAGAGGCAAGCGGTGAACACGCTTGCTATTATTATGCCATGTACAAGGATGGCAAGAAGAAGATCGAACTTGACCCGATGAACTTTATCTGCTATGTCAATGGCACAGATTATTTGAAGGAAGTTAGAAAAGCACTGGGCAAGTAAAGCAAGCAGGAGCCAGCGGCAAAGCGCCGCTGGCTCTTCACTATATCACAAGAAAATGGAGGAAAAAAACATGGAAAATATGCAGTATGGACAGGAAGCACAGGTACAGGAGAACCAGGAGCAGAGCGCCCCGGCAGTGCAGAACACCCAGACCCAGGAAATTACCCAGGCCCAGGCGGCAGGCGTGGTGGATTTTACCCAGGCCAAAAAGCCGGAAGACAAGTCTTTAAATTATACCCATAAGTTTGCCAAGCCTGTGGAAATTATGGGCCAGAAGTACAGCAGCTTAACCTTTTACTTTGAAAAACTGACGGGTGACGATGTGGAGGCAGTGGAACTGGAATTGCAGCAGCGCAATATTGTGGTTCTGTCTGCGGAAGTTTCTTCCGCCTTCCAGTCTTCTATTGCCGCCAGGGCAGCAGGCATGGCGTCAGATGAAATCCGCCGCCTTCCCCTGCGTGATTATATGAAGATCAAGAACGCCGCAAGAAATTTTTTAGTAGCTGTGGGTTATTAAAAACTGAACGGCCCGCAAATTTTTTACGGAAACAATCGTACAGATTAGCCAGGCTTTCTCACACGCCTGTAAATTACTGGATGGGTCTACCGCTTAACCGCCTTTTCAACTGGATACGCAGCGTGAATGAGGTGGAGAAAGAGGATGAAGCCGCCCGTAACAACCAGAAGTAGGGAGGTGGAAAGAAAGTGGCAGGGTCACAAAGGGAATATGAACTGCTTTTCAAGTTAAAAGCAACCCTGGGCGGCAATTTCAGCAGTACGTTTAAGACTGCGGTTGACACCCAAAAGCGGCTTGCGGAAAGCGTGAAAGAGGTTAATTCCCTACAATCGAAGATTGACGGATACACGAAAGCCAGCGGCGCTATTGAAAAGAACCGGGGCAAACTCTCCCAGTTGACCGCAGAGCATGACCGCCTACAGTCTGAACTACAGGAAACCGCCCAAAAGAAAAAAGCGTTGCAGAAAGCCATGGAAACCGCAGAGGCTGACGGAAACATTGAAGACTATAAACGGCTTCAAAGCGAACTGACGGCTACAGAGCGGGAGTATGGCAGGCTGAAAGAGAAGTTAAACGGGAATAAAAGCCAGATACAACAGACCACTGCCACCATAGAACAACAAGAAAAGGCACTGGAAGAGTTGGGCCGGGAACTGCGGAACGCCGGAGTAAACACGGACAACCTAGAAGGTGCAAACAAACGCTTGCAAAGTTCCTATGACAAGTTGAAAACGTCACAGGAAAATTTGCAGAAGATCAATAAAGAACAGGCCAAAATAAAACAGAATATTTCCAGCACCAGGCTGCAGTTGGCAGGTACAATAGGGGCCATTTCAACGGTAGCAACGGCCTTTTATGCCGGTCCGGTCCGTGCGGCGCAGGGATACGAAACGGCACTTGCGAAGGTTTCCACGATTGCGGACACCCAGGCGGTGCCGCTTGAGAAGTTTTCCCAGGAGATCATGGCGCTGTCCAATACCACGGGCGTGGCGGCCACAGCGATTGCGGAAGACGTTTACAATGCCATTTCGGCAGGGCAGAAGTCTGGGGACGCCGTGAATTTTGTGGCAAATTCCACCAAGTTGGCAAAAGCCGGATTTGCGGAAACGTCACAGACGCTGGACGTATTAACCACCATTTTGAACGCCTATGGTATGTCGGCGGATAAAGTGGGAACGGTTAGTGATATGCTGGTCCAGATACAGAACAAAGGTAAAGTAACCGTTGGGGAATTATCCAGCGTTATGGGTAAAATCATTCCTACGGCAAATTCCTACAATGTATCGCTGGAACAGTTGGGCGCAACCTACGCCATTATGACGTCCAAAGGTATTGCAGCCGCAGAAACTACTACCTACGCCAACTCTATGCTGAACGAACTGGGCAAGAGCGGCACCACCGCAGACAAGACACTGCGAAAGGTAGCAGGCAGCGGCTTTTCTGATCTGATGGCAAGCGGCATGAGCCTGGGCGAAGTCCTTGCAATATTGCAGACAGAGGCCGAAAAAAGCGGTAAGACGCTGGCGGATATGTTCGGAAGCGCAGAGGCCGGGAAGGCAGCAGTTTCCTTGCTGTCAAACGGCGTGGACGGGTTCAATGCCAGCGTGGCCGATATGGTCAACAGCGGCGGAATGACTGACAGCGCATTTGCGCTTATGTCCGACACTACGGAAGCCAAGATGGCAAAGGCAAAGAACAGTATCACAAACCTGGGTATTGTTTTAGGCCAGAACCTTCTGCCTATTGTGGGCAACGTGGCTGACAAAGTGGCCGTTCTGGTCACTAAAGTGTCCGAATTTGCACAGGAAAACCCCAAGCTGGTGCAGACCGTCCTAAAAGTAGCGGCAGGACTGGCGGCCTTTAAGGTTGCAGGTCTGGGAGCAAAATTGGGCTTTTTGCATATTCATAGCGGCATCAAAACCGTACAGAATGTTCTGGAATTATTCAAGAGCCGGGTGGCACTTGCGGAAGTAGCAAGCATTGGCCTGGGCGGCAAGTTAAAAGCTGCCGGGGGCGGTGTGCTTTCGTATTTTGGGAATGTAAAAACTGCACTGGGCGGCGTTGGTTCAGCCCTGGGAAATATTTTACTAAATAACCCGCTTGCAAAATCCGCAGGCGGTTTTTTTGCGAAGATCGGCGGAGTAATCACAAGTGGCGCACAGGGTCTGGCAGGTAAACTGCTGGGGCCATTATCCGGTGTAGGCAGCAGCATTTTAAGCGTAATCATAAAGCCGTTTTCCCTTTTGGGCGGAAAACTGGGCGGTATTTTGTCCGGACTGGGTGGAGTTATCGCCAGAAGCCCCCTGGGGACTATCGGAAAATTTGTTGCGTCCGGTATCGGAAAAATCGGTGGCGTTATTGCACCGATTGGAAATTTACTTAAAACCGCACTGGGGCCGCTGGGCAAATTGGGAACCACGTTGCTGGGACCCCTGGGCGGAATAGCTGGAAAACTTTTCCCGGTAATCGGCATAGTAACCGCTGTCATTACAGCAGTCCAACTATTGCGGAACCATTTTGACGAAGTGCGAAACGCAGTAGGCCGGATATTTGGAGAAGGCGGACTGGCAGTATTTGACAAGATCGTTTCCGCAGTCACAGCGGCGGGCGAAGCGATTAAAAACGTCTTTTCGGACGGAAACCTGGGAGCAGCCAGGGGTAAAATAGAGGAAATTTTCGGAGCCAAGGGAACGGCGGTTTTTGACGGTTTTATAAGCGTTATTCAGACCGTGCAGGGCATTATTGGAAACCTGGTGGGCTTTATCACGGAACATATAGTGCCAGTTGCAGAACAGGTGCTGTCTGTGATCGTGGATAGCGTTATCCCTGGCATTTTGAACGGCATACAGATGGCCGCCCCGGTCATCATGCAAATTGTCCAGTCTATAGCGGACTTTATCGCAGGAATAATTCCTGTGATCGGTGAGTTTATCGCCGGAATAATGCCGATCATAAGCGAGATTATAACCTTTATTCAGACTTATGTTTTCCCGATTGTACAGGAGATTTTCAATTTCATAGTGGCGGAGGTCCTTCCGTTTATATCGCAAGGAGTCCAGACACTGGCAACCACGATTACCACCGTTCTTTCTGCGGTGCTTCCTGTGGTCCAGGAGGTATTTTCCACAATCTGGAATATCATTTCCCCGATATTGCAGCAGATTTTAACCACTGTGCAGGCTGTCTTACCGAACGTGCTTTCGGTTTTTCGCACTGTTTTTTCTACCATAGGTTCCATAATTCAAGCAGTGACACAGATTTTTTCCGGCCTTATCCAGTTTATAACTGGTGTCTTTTCCGGCAACTGGTCACAAGCCTGGAACGGAATAAAAACTATATTCCAGGGAGCCTGGGACGGACTGACAAGCATAGTAAAGGGCGTCATTAACGGAATTATCGGTATCATAAACGGCGCTATTTCCGCACTGAACAGTATTAAGATACCAGACTGGGTGCCCGGCGTGGGCGGCAAAGGAATAAATATTCCTACACTGCCAACATTTGCCAAAGGTACACGCAGTACGCCGGATACGTTCATAGCTGGCGAAGAAGGGCCGGAGCTGATCACCAACGCACCGGGGCGGGTAGTATACACCGCAGCACAGACCCAGCAGATTATGGAACGCAGCCAGCAGGCGGCGGCTTCCGTAGCGGCCATGCCGGAAACGCAAAAAGTAACCATGAACACAGCGGCACAGGTGCCGCAGGTACAGAAATTCTATTCAGAAACCCCGGAAACGGTGGAAACCAACAAAGCGCCGGAAGTTGTTCAGACAGCCGGAAGCGGCGGAGGCTACAACGTGACCGTGAACAATAACCCCACCATTGTGGTGAACGGTGACACGCCGGGCGATCTGGAAGAAAAGTTAGAGCAGAACAACCAGAAACTTCTGCGGGAGTTTGAAGAAATTACCCGCCAGAAGAATGAAGACGAAAGGCGGTCTGAATATGAGTAAAAAGACCTACACAACCATACAAGGCGATATGTGGGATAAAATCGCATACGAACAGATGGGGAGCGTCTTATACACAGACAAACTGGTCAAGGCGAATATCAGACACGCTGCTATCATCATTTTCCCTGCCGGGGTGGTACTGACCATCCCGGCGGTGGAGGATGAACCAGATATGCAGTTACCGCCGTGGCAAAGGGGGATTTTGGAATGAGTGAAGCCCGCCGGGTGGAATTAAGGCTGGAATTTCTCAATATTGACGTGCCGGATGATCTGGCACGTCATTTGCTGACGGCCAATTACACCGATAACGAAGAGGATAGCGCAGACGATTTTCAGCTATCCTACGATGACCGGGAAAGAAATTTAAACGGGTCCTGGCTTGAAGTGAAGCCGACTATCATTAAAAGCACCAAACAGGTAAAGAAACAGGTTGCCAAAACCGAAGTGATCAACTATGTGGTGAAGCGTGGTGACACGCTATGGGCCATAGCAAGAAAATACCTGGGGAGCGGGACAAAATACCCGCAGATCGCCCAGGAAAACGGGATAAAAAACCCGAATTTGATTTACCCCGGTCAAGTATTCCGCATTACTACCGGGGGCGCTGTTACCACCACGGTGACAGAAACAAAGGAAGAAATCAAAGTGGGCGCAGAACCACGAATGGTAAAAGTCACCCTGGTACAGAAAAATTGGAATGATACCGGGAAAAACGCCGTTCTGGATTGCGGCACATTTGAAATAGACAGCGTGGATTTATCCGGGCCACCCCTTAAAACCACGCTGAAAAGTACGTCAATTCCGTACACGTCCACCCTGCGGATGATGAAGAAATCACGCAACTGGGAGAAGATCAGCCTAAAAGCAATTACCCAACAGATTGCCAATGAAGCGGGATTGAAAATGCTATACGAAAGCAGCGATAACCCGGAGTATGACAAGAAAGAGCAGGTGCAGCAGTCTGATATTAGATTTTTGCAGGATTTATGCCACGCAGAAGGAAAGGCGCTGAAAGTTACTAAACTGTCCATAGTTATTTTTGATAAGCAGGAGTATGACGGAAAGCCAGCGGTTAAAACAATCACTTATGGAAGCAGTGATATTCTTTCCTTCCGTATGGCAACAAAGTTGACGGACGCAGCGTACACAAGCTGTCACGTTTCGTATACCAACACGGACAAGAAACAGACCATTGAATATACATATACCCCGGACAGCACCGTGGGGACAGGCCAGGTTCTGGAAGTCAATGAACGGGTGGCAAATACCCAGGAAGCCATGAGGCTGGCAAAGAAGCGCCTGCGGGAGAAAAACGCCCAGGAGTTTACAGCCAGTTTCAAAATGGTGGGGGATGTTCAACTGGTGGCAGGTATCGTGGTGCAGTTGCGTGGCTTCCAGGAATTCGACAAAAAGTACCGGGTTAAAAGCGCAAAACACAGCCTAACAGGCGGCTACACCACGGACATCGAACTGGTACAGATATTGGAGGGCTACTAAATGACGGGAGATAAGAAAAAAGAGGTTTTGGAGGTATTAAAAGAGATCGTAAGGATAGGAACCGTCCATGCCTATGACCCGGCCAAACGGATGGCAAGGGTTAAATTTGACAATTTGGGCGGTATCATATCCCCGCCCATTAAAGTGCTATCTCGCCCCAGGGTCATTGTGCCTGCGGATGGAACCATGGAAGGCAGCAAGGTTGCCGGAACTACGTTGAAATATGACAAAAACGATTCACTGTCCACGGAAAGTCATACCCACGCTGCCTATGTGACGGACTGGAACCCGAAAGTAAATACCATGGTTCTGTGCTTATATTACCCAGACGGAGGCGGTGACGGGTACGTTTTGGGGGAGGTGTAGCACATGGCAAAAATAGGCACGTTTGGGAAACTGTCCTTCATAGTGTCATCGAATACGGTAAAAACATTTGATGAACTGAAATGGGACACTTCCGCAAAATACGCAACCCATGACAGGCACTTAAAGGATGATCTTCTGGAATTTCTAGGACCGGAGCCGGAGCAGATCACCTTCAAAATGAAATTCAGCGTATTCCTGGGAGTAAATCCACTAAAGGCGGTCAATGACCTGCGGGGCATGGTCAGAAACGGCACGGCGGAACGCCTGGTAATTGGCGGCAGAGTGTACGGGGCATACAAGTGGGCGATCATTAAACAATCTGCCAGCATGGGCACCTATGATAATAAAGGGAACTGCTGGGCGGCAGAAGTAAGCGTGACGCTGAAAGAATACGGGAAGAGGTGATGGGATGGACGTTATAAGAGGTGACGGGCAGCTTTTGGCAGACATTAACCTGGACCCGCCTAATATGCACCAGGCGGTTTTACAGAATATCGCCATTATTCTGGACAGCATACAGGGGTCCGCCCCTATGCTGCGTGGACTGGGTATAAGTAGTGAATATTACGGACGCCCGCTAAATGTGATTGAAAATGAAATGGTGGCGAATGTATATGACCAGATCGAGAAATACGAACCAAGGGCGATTATTTCAAGTGTATCAATCGAAACAAACCACATAACGGGACAGCTTATTCCCATAGTGGAACTGGAAGGGGTGAAAGAAGATGGAGAATAAAGAATACCCAGATATTGAGTTTGTGGAAACCGATGTGGAAACCATAGAAAATTCTTTGATTGCCTTATATGAATTGATGTATGAGGAAATGACCGGGAAAAAGAAAAAAGTGTACCCTGCTTCCCCGGAACGCCTTTTTATAGCCTGGGCGGCGGCTGTCATTGTACAGCAGAGGGTCTTAATCAATGAAACCGCCAAAAAGAACGTGCCCAGATACGCAAAAGGGGAATACCTGGACAGCCTGGCAGAATTATTCAAGGATACACCCCGCCTTCCTGCTTCCCCGGCCATAGCGGTTTTTCGCTGTCATATTTCAGAGGCGCAGCCGCAAAGCGTTATTGTAAAAGCCGGAACCCGGATAAACTTTGACGGCAATATCATTTTTTCCACGGTGAAAGATTTGGAAATTAAGGCAGGGGATACTTACGGGGATGTGAACGCCCAGTGTCTGACTCCGGGCCTTGCCGGGAATGATCTTGCCGTGGGGCAGGTCAAGGAAATTATAGACGCCTACGATTATTTCTTGAAAATCGAAAACATTACCCGGACGGCTGGCGGTGCGGACGAAGAGGATGACGCCAGCTATTATGAACGTATGCGGGAAAGTATGGAGAGTTTCAGCACTGCGGGGCCAATTAACGGGTACATTTACCATGTCAAGACAGTTACCCCGGCCATAGCGGATGTGACAGCAACAAGCCCAGAACCTGGCGTGGTAGATATTAGAATACTGCTACAGAATGGGGACTTGCCCACGGACGCCGTGATCAATGAGATACAGGAAGCGCTGAACACAAGCGATATACGCCCTTTAACCGATATGGTGACGGTATCAAAACCCCAGGAAAGCCCGTTTGACATTGATGTGACCTATTATATACCCAGATACAGCCAGGCCGGCAGCAATATTATTGACGCCGCCGCAAAAGAGGCGGTGACACAGTATATAAAATGGCAGACAGGAAAAATGGGGCGTGACATTAACCCTTCCCGCCTTAACAGTATGCTAATGGCAGCAGGCGTGAAACGGGTGGAGATCAGAAAACCGCTTTTCGCCGTGGTGCCGGAAACGCATGTAGCAAGGCTGGGCAGCCAGCAGGTTCTGAATGGAGGAATAGAGGATGAATAACATTTACGATTTTGATTTTTCCCGCTTTCTTCCCGGAGCGCTGACCCATGACCCTAAAATGGTGACACTGGCAAAAATGCTGGCAGCAGAACTTCTGACCACCAGCGGACAACTGGATAATGTACTGATTTATTCCAGGTTCGATGAACTGCCGGAAGAACTGGTGGATGTTCTGGCATACGATATGCACGTTGACTGGTACGACTACAGTTACCCGTTAAAGGTCAAACGTGACTTGGTAAAAAACAGCGTCAAGGTCCATAAGAAGATGGGCACAAAATATGCCGTTGAAACGGCACTGGGGAGCCTGTGGCCTCAAAGTGAAATAGAAGAATGGTTCGACTATGGCGGAGAGCCGCACCACTTCCGGGCGGTTTGTGATGTAACAGAAGACCGAATAACGGCCAGCTTTAGCCAGTTGGTCAATGCCGTTAAAATGTACAAGCGGCTTTCTTCCCATCTGGAAAGCGTGGTCTACCAGACCAGAATTTCCTGTATCATCCAGACTCATGCAGACTATGTGGTCTATAAAACGCCCATGACGGGGCGGCTAAAAACTGGCACATATCCATACAGAAACATGAGAGGCGGCACAGCAGAGGCCGCCATTATTGTGGGCACAGAGGCAGCAGGCTTTATTTTTAATGTGCCACAGGCTGGAACTGTACCGCAGCGAAACGTCATTTTCCAAGGCCGCAAAAGCCATATCACGGCAGAAACCGCCCTGGAAATGTTCAAGTATAGAAATATACCTGCGGGCGTCACAGAAGCCGGGAAAACGCCGCAGAGAAGCGCCAGGGGCGGCGTTGCAACCGCTGACATTACGGCGCAGACAGAAGCAGAGGGAAGCACCTACGCCGTGCCCGTTGCGGGGACAGTGCCAGGCAGAAACACCCACCAGCAGACCGCAGGCGGGAGCGTAACAAGCCAGGCGGAGGGCACGGGGTTTAAGTACAATACAAGACTGTGCGGCAGTCCCCGGAAATTATAAAGAAAGGAGGAACCTGCCATGCTGGAACCGCAGGCATTTACAGATTTACAGACCTTCCTGGATGACATTATTTCTTATGCCATGGTCACGGTGAGCGGCAAAACGAGCAAATATCCGATTTACCGCCGGGAACATATGAAGGATGGGCGCACCGCCGTTTATATCCAGATTACCCCGGAGAGCAGCACAGACGTGACCATCCAGAAGGTACAGCTTTACAACAAAAATAACCAGCCATGGGCAACCAAGGGGGAAGGTATTTTGTTGCAGGGTGTACAGGAAGGGGTATTGTACCGCTTCACATTCAAATTTTTAGAAGAGGAGGTGTAAACGATGTATGAAGAAAAACTGTGGCTTGACCATGTAACGGAATTTGAAGACCGATACAGGGAGCAGACCAACGCAGACGGGACGATCACCCACATTCCCGTTGAAGGTGAGGTATTGCAGCAGGGCACACCACAGAACGCCCAGAATTTCAACCACATGGAAACAGGCATTTCAGAAGCCCACGCACTTGCGGGGCTTTTAGTTATTTCGGCAATTCACCAGGGACAGAAATTGGATGACCTGGCAGGCGAAACCATCCAGGTGACGTTAAACAATTCTGAAAGTTACCCGTTCAACAACAGCCAGAAGACCATAGCACTGGGAACTAACCGCAACAACTTGAATTACACTGTACAGCCGGAGATTGTTTCGGCGTCTGGCGGTTTCGTAAATGGTGTTGAGATCACGGACAAGCTGGTAAATGGCTTTAAGGTGAAATTTACAGGAAGTGCCACCCAGGTAGTTCTGAAATTATTCGTGAAAGGAGGCTTTTACAGTGGCTAACGTACAGATTAAGAGTGAAGAGCGCAGACAGCAGGAAGCGGCGGTGCTGCGTTCCTATGGCGTGTCTGGCCGGGAAACCCCGGAGCAGAGAGAAGCTGCCGCCGTCATTGTGGCGAGAAGCCAGGAAGCTATGAAGGAGGGAAAAAAATATGGCTACTAAAATCAATGTAGTAGAAAAGACACCAGGCCAGCACTTGGGTTATTCCGTAACTACTGAAAGAATTACATTTACCTACGGGGAAGACGAACTGACCGTGAAGGTATCGGCCAAGGAAAGGGACGAAGAAAACACCATTGACATTTGCCTGGATGACGACGGCGGGCTGATCAACGGCGTGGCGGAGAAGTCCCGCAGATATGCTGCCCAGGTGGTTATCCCTGCCCGCAGATATGTGGACCAGGAAAGTGACCAGAAGGGCGAAAACGGGGAAACCGTTATGGTCCCGGTAGCAGTGCCGTTTGATATGACACTTTGCACACTGATTTTATGGGGAATGGAGGAATAAAGGATATGCAGAATTTTGATGATCTGGCCCTGGCGGTTGCGTCTTTTGGGTCCACAAATAAAGTGATTTTTGATGACATTGGCCTGCCTTCCATTATGGTAGGGGTTCCAAAAATGAAATATTCCGATGTTATCACCGATGGAACCCAGGAGGTGCTGCCTTGGTGGGTTGTGGATGGCGTGGAAAAGGAAGTTATCTGGGTTTCCAAGTATCCGAACATTATCAAGCATGACCGGGCATATTCACTGCCCATGGTAGACCCGAAAGCAAGCCTTAATTTTGATACGGCGCTGGCCGCCTGCCGGAAGAAAGGCAACGGCTGGCACCTTAACCAAAACGGCGTCTTTGCAGCGCTGAACCTGTGGAGCCAGAAAAATGGCACTGTGCCCCGTGGGAATACCAACTGGGGAAAGAGTTACACCCACGCCCATGAAAAGGGTATCACCTCATACATTGACGAGGAGCATGACGGCGGCAGAACTGCCACAGGAAGCGGCCCTGTGACCTGGTATCACGATCACAGCCCGGCGGGTATTGCTGATCTGTGCGGCAACGTGTGGGAGTGGGTTTCTGGTATGCGCCTGGTGGATGGAGAAATCCAGATCATTCCGTATGGCAACGCCATGAAGTCCACCTGCTCCATGGCGGCTGACTCTACAGAATGGAAAGCGATTAAGCCGGACGGCACCCTGGTGGCACCCGGTACGGCTGGCACCTTAAAAGTGGACTTAAAGACAGCAGGAGCAACGCCGCAGATCGGCACCACGCTGACCAACATTTCAAGCGGCGAACAGTGGCCGTCTTTGCCGTTTAAGGACCTGGCAGCAGTTTCCGGCGGGACCATTCCCAAGATTTTGATTGCTATGGGAATGTTCCCGGAGAGCAGCGCCATTTATGGCGGTGATCGGTTCTATGCGAGAAATGACGGGGAGCGGCTTCCGTTCCGTGGTTCGAGTTTCCACAACACTTCCCACGGTGGGGCGTCCGCTGTCAGTTTGCACGGCCCCCGTTCCCACGTCAACACGAACTTCGGCTTCCGTTCCGCTTATGTAGAACTGTAAACCGGGAACCGTAAAACTGTGGGGGCTTGCGACAGCAAGTCCCCCCATATTTTTCACAAACTACAACAAAGGAATGAAGAAACATGGAGCAACAAAACGTAACGCTGGAAGACCTGGCGGCGCAGCCGCTGGACGGTATGGGGGACAATGCCAAAACGGAAGACTTCCGCATGAAAAACAAGGTATATGAAATTATCAAATACGGAAATATTGCGCTGAAAGATTTTCCGAAGTATGAGCGGGCAACCCTTGCCCATGAAATCCGGCAGTCAATGTATACCATTTTACGCCTGGTGATCACGCTGGAAAATAAGCACTATAAGAAAACCACGCTGGGAGAACTAGACACGGAAGTGGACGTGTTGCGGCATTTCATCCGCCTTGCGGCTGACCCGGATATGTACCCAGGAAAGAAACCTTGCCTTCCGTTCCGCAAGTATGAAAACTGGGCAAAGTTGGTGAACCAACTGGGCGGCCAGATCGGCAACTATGAAAAGTTTGTGAATGGAGTTTCAAACAAAGGTAAGAAGAGCGGCCAATAAAATGGCCGCCTTTTTATAGGGAAAAGGCCATTTAATCTGTGTCTGGGCTTCCGTTCCGTGGTTCGAGTTTCAACAACACTTCCAACGGTGGGGCGTCCGCTGTCAATTTGAACAACCCCCGTTCCAACGTCAACACGAACATCGGCTTCCGTTCCGCTTAACCCCAAACAAGGCCAGAAGGCACACGCTTACGAGCCTGTGTCCCGTGCATTTGGGTATAAGGGGCCTTTTTCCTTTCCAATGGCCGAACAGGCCGCAGGAAAAATATATATTGCCGGGAAGGCAGTTAGTAAGGCACAAGGTCTGAAAGCCAGGCGGGAAACTGGCAATTTGCCACGTTCTGCGCCGGGAAGAACCCGGCGTGGATTTGCCCGGCACCCTTTTTATTATGATTTTGGAGGTATCCCCCATTGAACAAAATCAAAAATCTATTCCCGAAAATTTATGATTTTGAAAATCTTTTCGGTGCTTACAAAGATGGCATAAAACAAAAGCGTGACCGCCCGGACGTGATGGCGTACACGGAAAAGCTGGAAGAAAATCTGATCAATTTACAGAATGAATTTATTTGGCTTACTTATAAGGTGGGCCGGTATCGAATGTTTTTCGTGTATGAGCCGAAAAAGCGGCTGATCATGGCCCTAGACTTTAAAGACAGGGTGGCGCAACACGCTATTTACAGGCAGCTTAACCCGCTACTAGACAAGCAATTTATTTTCGACAGTTACGCCTGCCGGAAAGATAAAGGCACCCATAAGGCTGTGCAACGCTTACAATACTGGTTCCGCCAGACAGAGCAGAAGCCGGAACAATACTATTATCTGAAATTGGATATAAGCAAATACTTTTACCGCATTGACCATGAAGTTTTAATGGATATTCTGCGGGAGAAGATCGCAGACAAAGACCTGCTTTTCATTCTGGAAGGTATTGTGAATTGTGAAGATACTCATTTCGGTCTGCCGCTGGGTGCGGATATAGGGGACGTGCCTTTTGATGATCTTCTGGCAGAAGTTGGGCTGCCTATAGGAAATCTGACAAGCCAGATGTTTGCTAACCTGTATCTGGACCAGTTAGACCAGTTCTGTAAACACAAATTACGCCTGCGGTATTATATCCGCTATATGGACGATGTGATCATACTTCACCACAGCAAAAAGCACCTGGAGCGGGTGAAAAATGAAATGGCAGACTTCCTGGCAAAGCGTTTGCACTTACAACTGAATAACAAGACCTGTATACGCCCCACTTATATGGGTGCTGAATTTGTTGGCTTCCGTGTATGGTCTACCCATGTAAAACTGCGTAAGAAGACAGCCAAAAAGATGGTAAAACGCCTTCAATATGTCTTTGCGGCCTATCGCATGGGAGAAATAGACAAAGAGGGCATGGAACGCACGGTGGCTTCATACCGGGGCATTTTACAGCATTTCAACAGTCACGGCATGGCCCAGAAACTGAACGATATTTACAGACGGGAGGTGATGGAACATGACACAAATTGACTGGAATTTACTGTGGGAGCAGGTCAAAAGCCTGCTGGGGGTGCTGGCAGCGGCGGGCATTGTTATTGACATGACGCCGGAAATTAAGGTTCAGCCAGTCCGCTGGCTTCTGGGCTGGGTGGGGAAGCAGCTAAACCGGGATATGCAGTCAAAACTGGACAGCCTGGCGAAAGATTTTGAAGCGCACAAGGTTGACAGTTGGCGGTCTGAAATCCTGGACTTTGCTAATTCCTGTATGAACCGCAGGAAGCACACAAAGGAAGAGTTTGACCACATTATTTCCGTACACGATGACTACGCCAAGTATGTGGAGGAAAAGAAAATTGAAAACGGCCAGGTAAAACTGGCCTATGAGTACATAGCGGAATTATACCGCCATTGCTGTGAAAAAAACAGTTTTCTTGTGGTACGTCCAAGCGATGAAGAAGAGGAGGAATAGAAGGTGGTTATTTTATCGTTTATGGCAGGCTACCTGGCCTGCTTTATAACTATACTGGTACTTAATTCCAAGGCTGTTTCAAACGCCCGCAGGAAGCGCAGGAAAGAACGCCAGGAACACCCGGAAAAGAAGGTACAGGCCACAAAGGTGATTGTATTTTCTATCCTGGTGACTTACCACCTGGCCTTTTTGCTGGGCGTGTGGGTGGTGATCGTTAAAGACTTCTGCCAGCTTTCTGTATTACTAACCTTTGTAGGGTCTGTGTCCGTGCTGGCAGTGGCTTTCTATTGCTGGAAGTCCAAGGCGGAAAACCTTTTGAAAATCAAACAGGCGCTGCCGGATACCCCGGCCAGCTTGTCTGATTTTAGCAATATGAGTTCTCAATAAAAGAAAAGGAGGAAAACAAGTGGATGAAAAACTGAAAAAAGAGGTTGTACAGTCTGCCCAGGTCATTATTTTTGGGCAGGAAGGCAACTACGGTTCCGTAAATACAAACGATAACGGAGCCGTGAGCATTGGGAAAGTCCAGTGGCACGGCGGGCGGGCACTGAACCTTCTGAAAACAATCTGTGCGGCAGAAAGCAGGGCGGCTTCCATTCTGGGGGCTGCCCTTTATCGTGAGATCACAACGGCTACAAACTGGAACACCCGTACAGTAAACGCCCAGGAAAAAGCAGCGATCAGTAGTCTACTGGTGACAGACGCAGGCAAGAAAGCCCAGGACGATCTGGCGAAAAAGGACGTGACAGCCTATGTGGAACACGGGCTGAAAGTTGGCGTTTCTGACCCGGCAGCGCTGGTATACTTTGCTGATCTGGAAAACCAGGGCGGTGCTGGTGCGTCTGCCAGAGTGGCAGCGGCGGCAGTAAAACCCGTAACGCTGGATACGTTGCACAGCGCTGGCCTAGCTGATCGTGTCATGGGGAAATACAGTACCCGCAGAAAAAGCGTATACAACGCCGCCAGGGCGCTGAATTTTGCCAGCCAGCAGACAGGAGGTAAAACAATGACAGAACAGGAACTGCGCCAGCTTGTGGCGGACACCATTAACGCCTGGAAAGGCGGTACGAAGGGGAGCGCAAAGCACCTGGAAATCCTGGAAATTTATAACGGCCATACCCCGCTGGCCCGTGGCTACAAAGTACAGGTAAATGACGCTTACTGTGCAACTACAGTGAGCGCCGCATATATCAAAGCGGGAATTGCAGCATATACCGGGACGGAGTGCGGCGTACAGAAATTCATTGAACTGGCAATGACACTGGGGATTTGGACGGAAAATGACGCCCACCACCCTGGGCTGGGTGACGCCTGCGCCTATGACTGGCAGGATAATGGAGTGGGTGACAATACAGGCGCTGGCGATCACATCGGCATTGTGACGGAAGTATATGCAAGTTATTTCGTGGTCACGGAAGGCAATATGTCCGGCGGAAAAGTAGGCACCCGCAAGCTGGAATACAACGCCCGTTATATTCGTGGTTTTATTACCCCGGATTTTGCGGCTATCGCCAAGAAAATGGGCGGTACATCCGGCGGCACCACGGGCACCCAGAAGCCCACAGCACAGCAGGGGAATACCTACACTGTGAAGGCTGGGGACACGCTTTCCGGGATTGCGGCGAAGTACGGCACCACATACCAGGTTCTGGCGGCCTACAACGGCATTTCTGACCCGAACCGTATTTCCGTAGGGCAGGTTATTAAAATCCCCGGAAACGGCACCACAGCGGCGCAGAAACCCGCACAGCGCACCCATACTGTGCAGAAGGGTGAAAGCCTGTGGAATATCGCAGAAAAGCACCTGGGGAACGGAAACAGGTACAGAGAAATTAAATCACTGAACGGTCTGGGAAATGATACAATTTATCCCGGCCAGGTTCTGAAATTACCACAGTAAGAAAGAGAGGAAAAGAAGATGGATAAAATTATCATGCAGGCAATTACCCTGGGTGTTATGGTGGCGGCGTTTTTGGCCGGAAAGTATGTTTTCCCCAACATTCCCAAGAATGTGACCGATAAACTGAATGATCTGACCGCATGGGCGGGCAAGTTCGTGATCTGGGCCAGGGAGTTTATGAAGACTTCTACGGGTGAAGAGAAAATGACCGCCGTGGTGGAGAAGTTACAGGAGATCGCCAAGGAAGCCGGGCTGGAAGTGACAGAAGAGCAGTTAAGGGCAATCGCCCAGGCGGCATATGAAGCCATGAAGGCCGGGGAAGCCGCTGTGCCGGTCCAGGAAGCGCTGGTGCCGGAAACTGCCACCACGCCTGCCGCAACGGTTATTATTAACACTGCTGCCGCAAAGGTGACAGCCCCGGAGAGGGTGGCGGTTGCCACGGATGACGTGCCGGAAGACGCACTGGATGAGAACCAGGACGGCACGGTCAATGTATACGATGAAAACGGACAGAAGGCTGGCACTATGCCGAAAGAAGAGGCAGAAGCCATGGCCGTGGGTGTGGAAGTCATCGTGGAAGAAAAATAAGGCCGCCAGAACGCACCAGGCAGCCGCAGAGCAAAGGAAAAGCCCGTGGGTGGTATTTCTTACCGCCTGCGGGCTTTTTGCCGTTCCTAGGGGGCATGAACCCCGGCGGAACCGTGGAAAGATTAAGCAATACCATAAAGGCGGGAAGATTTACGGAAGGTCTTTAAGACCCCGCCGGGCGTCCCATCCGGCTGGGTGGTCCAGTGCTGCCGAAAACTGGAAAAGTCACTGCACAGACGCACCGTGATGGTTTTAGGGGTCTGCTTTACGATCTTCGCCACGTCCCACAGAAAGCCGTTCGCCTCTGCCAACTGGGTGCCTACTTTAATTTCTGCCGCTGTAATGATATTCATTGTAATACCTCCATAATTTTGATAAGTGGGGCAGCAGGAGCGCCGCCCCGGTGGTTGTTATGCTGTCAAACTGGGTGCCATGGAATACTGCCCCAGTGGGTAAACAGTTTCAGCGCCCCTGTATTCAGAAGCCTTCTGACTGATACGGCATTTTTGAACCTGCTTTCCATCTGTGATAGTAACAGTCTTTGCCGTCCTGGCGGTTACGATGTAAGTCCATACACATTCGTGATCACAAATACTTCTCATGCTATACTCTTTGCCAACTTCAAATTTTTTCATTTTCTATTCCCTCCATGTGGTTGTTTATTTCCTTTACCTTATGTCTATATTGTATACTTACGGAAGTATAAAGTCAAGGCGGAAATGTGCTGAAAAGTACATAAAGTTACGGAAGTATATTTGTGCAATATTTATACTTCCGTAAGTGAAAAAGATATGCTATACTGTAGGAAAAGAAATGGAGGGCTGACATTATGCCGGAAGAAGAAAAGAAGAAATACCCAATACCCAGGGGCGCAGCCGCCACCAGGGCAAAGAATAAGCACCGAAACGCCAACTATGACCGGGGAGAACTTGCACTGCCCAAAGGCATGAAAGCAGAAGTGCGGAAAGCGGCGAAGCAGGCGGGACAATCCTTTAACGCCTATGTTGAGCAGGCAATCAAAGAACGGTATAACCGGGACACCGGGGAAGAAATGACCTGGGAAAAGGCGGAAGATTTTGCCAAAACGGAGGATAACGAAAATGATTTGAACGCATAA